GCATTGCAGGATTCTTACCATGTAATGGGTAAAACAGCATTGCTTGAAGCGATGCTTACCAGTGGCGAGTTCAATAAGCTCATGCTGAAAGCGCTTGACGTGAATGGATTGGGGCAGCCATTAGCCGAAATGGTTAAAGAAGCAAAAAACTAATCAAAGGCAATAATGCGGATTTTGTATTGATGCATTATTGTCTGCAAAAGCTACATATATTACCGTCTCAATACGTGAATATGACCAGAGCAGAAAAGGCTCTGGTCATTGCGTCTATAGAAATGAGAGTAAAAGAAGAAAGCCGGGCGGCTAAAGAGGTGGAAGACATTGGCTGATGAAACAGAAGTAAAAACTAGGTTTACCGCATCCGATGAGGTCAGCCCGGTAGTAAAGGCAATCGGTGGCAGCGTAGATAATCTGAATAAGGGTCTCGGTATGCTGAATAAAGCCGGCTCTCTCGTCGGCCTTGGTATTGGTATCAGCAGTGTAGCTGCTATTGGATCATATGCGGTTGGCACTATCAATAAGGCTGTATCAGCGTATGAAGGGCTTGAACAGCAACAGCTTAAATTAGTTACTATCATGCATCAAAGAATGGGAGCAAGCGCCGATGTAATTGCTAGCGTTAACCAGCAAATCTCTGCAGAATCAAGACTAGGTGTAGTCAGCGGCTCGGTACAGCGTGCCGGAGCGCAGCAGGTTGCAACATTCTTGAATCAGGCAAGCTCCATCAATACGCTGTTGCCTGCCATGAATGATTTAGCTGTGCAGCAGCATGGATATAATGTCACTGCGCAGGATATGACCGGCATAGCCAACCTTTTTGGGAAAGCCATGATGGGGCAGTCAACAGCTCTTAAACGTGTTGGCATCACGATGGATGAGAACCAGGCGTCGTTGCTGAAAACATTGCCAGAAGGCGAACGGGCTGCTTTGCTTGCGCAAATCATCACGCAGAATGTCGGTAACATGAACAGCGCTTTCGCGCAAACACCAGAAGGACAGAAAACGCAGGCTGTTCAAAAGCTTGGTGCTGCGTGGGCCGACTTAGGAAGCAAAATAGCAGGCGTTAAAGATACCGTTGAGGCTGAATTTGCTACTCTGCAAGCCAACACATTGAACGAATTCGCGAATGCATTAGCGATAGCTTTTCTCGTTATTGCTAATGGTGTGATGTATGCAGTAGAGGCAATCGCATGGTTCGGGAATACAACGGTTCAATTAATCGAGAACTTAGCTCCATTCTTGATGATATTAGGGTCTATGTATGTAACATTCAGGCTCGTTACTTTCGCGATAGCAGCATATAGAGTAGCTACAGGAGCGGCCGCAGCAACTACCGCTGCTCTTAGAGCAGTTGAAAGCGCGTGCTTAATCGTAATGGGCATAAAGGGTACAGTAGTTTGGGCCGTTACGGCTGCAATGAACGCCTACCGCTCGGGGACGATACTTGCTACAATAGCGCAAAGGATGCTTAATATTACAACATTGGCGTTCCCGGGATTCTGGATAGCGGCCGTAATTGCAGTTATCATCGGCGTAGTTGTAGCGCTAGCAGCATCGACAGGTAATTTACAGGATGTATTCTCAAGCGTCTGGGGCAGCATAGTATCCATTGTAACCGGGGCCATCAATACAATAATTGATGCTATAAACGTATTCATTGAAGCTATGAACAAGGCTGCAAGCCTTGGTAATAAGCTTTTCCATTGGGACATTAACCCGTTGGATAAAGTGCAGCATGTAAGCGGTTATGCAGCTGCAGCCATGGGCAATAAGGTAATATATGGTGGACTTACTGATGCACTTAAGATTCCGGACATATCATCACAGATGCCAGCTATTCCGGCACCTGCTGGAGTAAATACTGACGATATGAATGGTACAGGAAGCAGCGAATCTAAAGACAATCAGCGCGCCATTAAAGATGACGTTGGAAAGATTGCTACAGATACGGGACGCATATCAGATAAGATTGATATGACGGACCAAGAAATACAAGAGCTGCGTGACATGGCAGATAAAGGAAATGCAATAAGCTGGCGTGAGCAGCATATTAATATCAGCGTGAACAACGACAACAATATTAGCAGTCAGACTGACATTGACGGGATGACATCTGATATTGTAGATTCTTTGCGCAACGCTCTGGCACAGAACAGGGAAGGAGTAGCGATGACCTAATGTATTATATGTATTTAGACGCTATGCAGATACCCATCCCGCCAGAAACGATGCGGACCAGAATCAAAAGCAAGAACAAGGTTATATCTCTCATCAATACCGGAGAAATTAACATATTAAAAACAACGGGTCTTACAGAGATATCTTTTAAGATGATGTTGCCTAACAGCTCGTATCCATTCAACCAATCTACGCTAAACAAGTCGTCTAAAGCAGCTTACTATGTGGACAAGCTGGAAACGCTTAAAAGCTCTAGCGACCCATTCCAATTTATTGTAGTACGAATGACAGATGGCGGCGAGCTGCTGAATATGACGAACATCAAGGTAACGCTTGAAAACTACAGCATTAATGAAGACGCCCGTGAAGGGTACGACTTCTACGCCGACATTGAACTTAAGCAGTATCGTGAATGGGGAGCCAAAAAAGTAACGGTATCTACTACCAGTGATGGAACGAAACAGGCTACTACATCGACAACACGCAGCACAACCGGTAAGAGCGCAATACCTACATCGGTAGTCACTAAGCAGGGAGACACGTTGCAAACAATCGTTAAGAAGTATTTTACAGTATCCAACGTTGCATCGCAGCTGTCAATAGTGAAGAAGCTCAACAAGATAGCCATACCGGCTGTATTGGCAGCAGGTACTACGCTCAAGATACAAGAAGCAAAGAACTCTGGATCTAATGGCGGAATCATTACAAATGGGGGCATCATAAGTGGCACAATCCTCAACTAGCAGCAATACAACGGTAACTCAGGATACGAATCACCCCACCATTGATTATTCCCTGACTATCATCAAGGATAAAGACAATATATATTCGTGCGAACCGGTAGACGGGGTGACGCTTACAAGAGGAAGAAACCTTGTACCGGCAAAGCTCACATTTAAAGTGCCTAAAGACGACGTGCTTGATTTTACCGAAGGCAATGCCGTAGCTTTTAAAGTAAACGACACCGCTGTATTTAATGGATATGTTTTTGAAAAGTCGCACGATAAAGACAATATCATATCTGTCATGTGTTATGACTCACTGCGATATCTAAAAAGCAAGGATTGTCTTGTATATAAGAACAAAACAGCATCCGAACTGATTAAAGAAATATGCAGTGATTATAAGTTACCCGTAGATGATTCTACCGGCGGTTTTGCTGATACACAAGTAAAAATAAGCCATGTAGAAGATAACAAGTCTCTTGCTGACATCATCATGTATGCCATCAATTACACGGAAATTTATGGCAAAGGTCATCCAATATACGAATGCTATTCTGATTGCGGGAAGATTTGCTTGAAGAACATTATGTCCGATGCTCTCACTCTTGACGTCATGATTGATGCGGATGTGACTGAAAATTACACCTATCGTACGTCAATCGACAAGGAAACATATGACATCGTCAAAGTTATTCGCGAAGCACCTGGTGACAAAGGGAAATCTCTTGTAAAAACAGGCGAGGTTAGAGACGATAGCAACGTAGAAGCGTGGGGACACTTACAATACCTTATACGTCCTGATACTAAAGACACTACGCCGATAGAACAGGCTAAACGGTTCTTGACGCTACATGACTGCAAAACCCGTGAAATGCATCTAAAAAATGTTATCGGCGATGTCCGTGTTCGCGGCGGTTCCAGAGTGTTCGTTAATTTTGACTTTGGCGATATTAAAGTAAGCTCGTATTTGATGGTAACAAATGTTACGCACAATTTTACGCAGAATTTTCACGGCATGGATATTGATTTGTATTACCCAGAACCTGCCGGTGCATGGAAAGTAACGTATGATAATGATGCAGCAACGCTACAGAAGATAAAGGCATCAGAGGCATCTACATCTAAGAGTGGCAGCGCGTATAGCTGCAGCTCAAACGGTACATACAGCCAGACAGAACAGGGCGCATATAGCAAGATGAAGTCATTAGGCGCTACTGATAATCAGGCTGCAGGAGTTATGGGTAATATCCGCAATGAAGACGTCGATTATGACCCATATGCAAGTAACGGCAATCATTACGGATTATTCCAGCTAGACGAAAATAGGTGGAGCAAATACAAGGAATGGTGCGACGAAAACGGCAACGACTACTACTGCAATGATAACCAGATTGAATATGTATGTACCGTGGAAAATGGCAACCTATTTGACCAGATGCCGGATGATGCAAGCGGTTCGGCTAAATGGTTTAACGATAATATCGAAGTGTCTGAAACAAGTGCTGCAAATTATGGTGACAGCTCCGACCGCATCAGCTCAGCTAATCTTGTAAGTCAGGATATAAGCAACGGGTCAATCGGGCAGGAAAGCTTATCATATCCTGAAACCTATAGCGATGTTGGCAGCTCTAATACATCTTTGGTAGATGCCGGCATATCTAAGGTAATGAATGGGAATACGTATTTTGGCCCTGACGGATGTGTAAAGAGCGCTACAGAAATAGCATCATATTACAATGCAGACATGGCTAACGCTTATAATGACGGTGTTGTCGGTGTAGATAGCCTGTGTACGTACATGACTAATGCCGGGTACCAGGTTGATTCATTTGACGGATACGCCGACAAGGGAGATGTACTTGTATGGTCCAATCAGCATGTAGCTATATCAGATGGCGTTGGCGGATGCTATACGAACAGCACCGGAGCAGGATATCAGACAATACATATAGATAACGTGCATGCGGTTACGGGGTCAGATGATGACTATCCTGATAGCGTTATCCATATGGATAAATCATAGAGGTGATTTTATGCCCAATGAATCTATTAAATTTTTGAATATTATCAAGCAGGCAGCTATAGATGCCGTGCAAGAAGGCGTAACTGCTAATTTCGTTTATGGCATCGTTACTGCTACGGACCCACTGGAGATACAGCTAGAAAGCAAGCTTCCAATACCTGCAGATAATCTTGTATTAACAAAAAATACCTGCATGTGGTCAGTAGACATGGATGTAGACCACCAGACGGAAGATGCATCCGGTGGCAGCGGTGATGCGGAATATGAAAGCCATCACCATGGCTACAAAGGCTGCAAAACATTTTTGGTGCATAACGAGCTTGCTGTTGGTGATAAGGTCATCCTTGCCAGGTGCGAAGGCGGTCAAAGATTTATTGTTCTTGACCGCGTATATAATCCGGATAGGGGGTGCAGCGGATAATGACAACGACACCAAACACAGATACAGACATGGATAGCATTACGACAGTGTCAGAATCATCGCTGCCGTCATATACGTATGCCATTGACTACAACAGCACTGGGCAGATAAGTGGATATTGTGATGAGCTGGCTGCAGTTAAGCAAGCTATATATAAAATAATCAACACAGAAAGATATCAATACATCATCTACAGCTGGAACTACGGGATTGAAGTCAAAGACCTAATTGGAAAGCCAATACCATATATTTATGCCGAAACGCAGCGACGTATCATTGAAGCTCTCATGACAGACGACCGCATCACGAACGTAGGTGATTTTAAATTTAGCAACAACGGCGGCGACGTCGCTATACATTTCACGGTCACTACGATATATGGTAAAGTGACCGCCACAAAGGAGGTGGCCGGCATTGTTTGAAGACCAGACAAGTACTGTAATTGAAAAGCGTATGCTGGCTAATGTATCAGATAGTCTTGACAAGCGTGAAGGAAGTATAATTTACGACGCAACAGCTCCTGCATCTATCGAAATCGCAGAAGCATACATCATGGCAGATGCAATATTGACAGAGACTTTTGCAACGACCGCATCACGAACGTATCTTGTAAAGCGGGCCGCAGAGTACAACGTAACGCCAAAAGATGCGACGTATGCTATTGTTAAAGGACAATTCAATGAAGCAATAAGCATTGGTACAAGATTCAACAGTGGTACCATTAATTTCAAGACGACAAGCTTACTTGACAACGATGCTCATACGTATAAGCTTACTTGCGAAACAGCTGGCACTGCCGGTAATTTTTGTTCTGGTAACATCACACCGGTAACTAATATAAGCGGTCTTACTAGCGCCAAAATACTGGAAGTAATTACACCAGGAGAGGCTGAGGAAGATACAGAAACATTCCGTACCAGATATTTCAACACCTTGAAAAGTCAGGCATATGGCGGAAACGGTGCTGATTATCAAGAAAAGCTGTTAGCTATCAATGGCGTTGGCGGAACGAAAGTATATCGCTGTTGGAATGGCGGTGGAACTGTAAAATGTGTAATATTAGATTCTGATTATTCAGTACCGACAAAAGAATTTATATCAGAGCTGCAAGAAGAAATAGATCCGACGAGTGAAAGTGGTCAGGGGTATGGTATTGCTCCTATTGGCCATACGGTAACTGTGGAAGCGGCTGCAGCTAAGACTATCAATATCGCTGCAACAATTACTTGCAAAACCGGTACCACAATTGCAGATGTAAAAAGTCCGATAGAAACGACGATTAAAAGCTATTTCACGGACTTAAGCAAGACGTGGTGCAGCCAGTCGGAGAAAGAATTTATTACAGTACGTTCATCGCTATTGCTATCGCATATGCTTGATACGACTGGAGTTGATGACGTAGCCGGAGTAACAGTTAACAGTGATGCAACAAAATGCGCTTTGGATACGAACGAAATACCGGTATTAGGGACGCTAACTTTGACAGAAGGGACGTAGCTGGATGGCAACAATAACTGGAAATATCATTACAGTAACGCAAAAGTCAGCCGCCACAATACCCGTCATCATAACTGATAGCAGTGGCAGCGCATATAATGTCAAAGATACTGATAGTGCTCTTTTTACTGTCAAAGAATCTACTACCAACAGCAATGTAGTAATACAAAAAGAATTGTCCGACGGGTCCGTCGATCTAACTGAAAATGATACAAATATACCTATCGGATATTATGTATACGATGTCCAGATAGTCGGTGCTGACGGATATACGACGACGGTAATAGAACCTACATCTTTTATCGTTTCAGAATCAAATTCTCTGGCCCGCGATATTGATATCACGAAGTTTTTGCCAGCTGTTACTGACCAGTGCCGTGATATCATCGCAGCATGTGAAGCGGAAAATATAGACTTAGAAACTCTTTGGGATTCTCTTGTTAGCGTATTTTATAACCAATTTATCATGCTTGCTAGTGAGTACGGATTGACACAGTGGGAAAAAATATTTGATATTACGCCTGCTGCTGCAGACACGTGGGATGACAGGCGGTTCCGCATACTTACATATATTAAAGGGACCCGTCCATATACAGATGAAAAGATGGAAGAGCTGCTAGACAAGCTATGCGGAACCGATGGATATATCATCGAACGAGATTATGCCAATTATAAAATAACGTTTAAGCTTAACCTGGGCGTCAAGAGCCAATTATCACGAGCGCAAGAAATGCTTGAAAGAATCGTACCGATGAACCTTGATTTGACAGTAACGCTTAATTATAACCGACACCAGGACTTGAAGCGTAAATTCACGCATGAAGAAATGAAAGCATATACTCATAAATCTTTAAGAGAGGACCCATTATAATATGTCTACACTTACTAAAAATTATTCTTTCGTCAAGCCGGCACAGACAGAAACATATGATGTCGACGTATTCAATAGCAATGTAGATGCAATCGATGCTGCGCTCAAAGCGATGGAAACAAAATTTTTCCCTCATGTTGGGCGTGTAATTGTTACGACTGATGGGACAAACCCAAGCAGCCAGTACTCAGGAACTGCATGGTCATTGCTGGACAGCGGTCTTTATATCAAGACTGCCGGCGGAACGATTGCTGCAAAAAGTGTATCTGGCAGCAATGAAGTAACGTTGGCCAATAAAAACATACCGCCACATATACACACGGCTACTGTAAGTTCTGCTGGCGATCATTCGCATTCAGGCAATACAGATGCTGCTGACTTATCTGGTAATATACGTGTCAGGGCAAATGAACCAAATTACAAATCAAGCAATGAACCTGACTTTTTGGCGAATGGTAGATTTTCAGTGCAGCAAGACGGATTACGGTCCGAAGGGAACGCTGATAATAATAAACGCGACCGGATCATACATTTTAATGGCAATCATTTGCATAGCTATACTACTAATACTACTGGTAAGCATACGCATACCGTAACAATCGGAGCAACTGGCGGCGGCGAAAGCTTTACCATACAGCCTAAATCTATTGCACTGTATTTCTGGGTCCGCACGGAGTGATTTTATGATAAGCATAGACAGCAATAACATATCAATCACACGCGGAGACAGCGCCGTCATCAAGCTAGTATTAGATAATAGCGACGGAACATCATATACCCGCGGTGACAGCGATGTAATTAAATTCAATGTAAAAAACGGCGATACCATACTTTTCAGCCGTGAGGTTAAAGAAGATATCATTACGATAGTCCCGGAAAATACGAGCAGCCTGTCATATGCATCATATACCTATGAAGTAACTATAACTACTGGCGGAAGCACATATACAGCGATAAGAGGGGCTAAATTCGTAGTTGAAAGCGAGGTAACTTTTTAATGGCAGAATCAATTACAGGTACGCTTGGTATTACTTACGTAGACCGCCCTGACGACGTGTATACAGCAAAAACATATGCAGCCACAGCTACCAACGCTGTCGATGCTGCAAAAACAGCTCAGACAGCAGCGGCTACGAGCGAAACCAATGCAAAGACATCAGAAACCAATGCAGCATCCAGCGCATCGGCTGCAAATACATCTGATACGAATGCGGCTGCAAGTGCTACTACAGCTACAAGCAAGGCATCAGATGCAGCATCCAGTGCTACCGCGGCCAAAACGTCAGAGACAAATGCAAAATTGTCAGAAGAATCAGCATCATCTTCTGCATCTCAAGCCAGCAGCTACGCATCTGGTGCATCTACGAGCGCATCTAATGCTAAAGATTGGGCGGAATCAACAAGTTCGCCGGATGGCAATACTGATACGGCAAGCAGCACTGGAAGCACTCAATCTGCAAAATCATGGGCATTGGACGCTGAATCATCGGCTACTACAGCGACATCAAAAGCAAGCGCAGCGGCTACGAGCGAAACTAATGCAGCCACAAGTAAAACTGCTGCTGCTACGTCCGAAACCAATGCCGCAGCATCGGCTACGGCCGCGAAGGAGTCGGAAACCAATGCAGCATCGAGCGCCGAGGCATCCGCGGCCAGCCAGACGGCGGCAAAAACATCCGAAACCAATGCCGCAAGCTCTGAGGCCAACGCCAAGGCATACGCAACCAGCGCAGGCGGTAGCGCAACGGCAGCAGCAAACAGTGCCAAAACGCTGACCTACGCCACATCCGACGAAGCAGCGGCCGGAACGGCAACAGACAGGATGATTAACCCGGCTACGCTCAAGAACGTGCTGGATACAAATTTATCACCGATTAAAACGGACATCTCTGATTTGCAGACGGCCACGTCCGTCGACTCTATCCGGGATATGATTTTAAATCAGATCATCCCACAGTCCGCGGCCGCTCATAATGCACTTTATCGCGGCAAAGACCTGACGATATATTTTGATAGCGGCAAGATGAGCAAGGCTATCGCGGCCAGCACATTCGTGGACATCTATCCGGGCGACTACATTACAAAGTCGGTCACGGTAGACGGTACGACATACAGCAACGTAAAGTGGATTGTTGCGGACCTGGACTACCATCTGCATCGCGGCGATACGGAAACCACGGCTCACCACGTCGTGATGATTCCGGAAAGAAATATCGGCATGTCGAAAATGAACGACTCAAATACTACAGCGGGAGGCTATCAGGGAAGCTACATGTGGGGCACGACGATTCCGAAGTACGTCACGGGCATCACAGCGGCCTTCGGCTCTGACCATGTGCTGACGCATCGTGAAAGACTGACGAAGCAGATGGATGCAAATTCCTATGCTGGTGGCGGTGGTATGGGCAATGGCGCAACGGTATACACGGACGGCGAATGGGTAAATGTCTCTGTCAATATCCCAAACGAAGCCATGATGTACGGTCATGCGCCTTTTGCGTCGTCTGGCCGAGACACGTACGATTGTAATAAGCAGCTTACAGCTTTCCGGTACGGTCAGAATTTCACACGCACGTCGTGGTGCTGGTTGCGTGACGTAGCGAGCGCCATTGGCGTCGCGAATGTCAATGATTGCGGTGAAGCCGATTGCGGCGGCGCGTCGTACGTCGGCGGCGTCCGCCCGTATTTCCTGTTACGATGACCCTCGCGCCGCCACTTTATGTGGCGGCAGATAGGAGAAAGAATGAGTGTATTAGCAAGAGAAAGAAAGTTGTCGAAGCTCGAATTTTATATGAACGCAAGAAGACTCTACAAGAAAATTCTTTTCCTCATGGTCCGGGACTTCGGCATAAAGCCAAGGGCCAGACAGCCGACTTTTTACACGCGCGGCTGGGACACATCCGATAAAGAGTTATTCGAAGCGATTGCGATAAAGTACGGCCTGACACGTATCGTCGACGATTATCCGCTCTGGGTACTCGATTCATTCCGCGGGAAACTCATCCGCTTACTCGATGAAATGATGGAAAGTATCACACAAGCCTACACAATTTGGGCAACAAATAAAGCTGAAGCAAATCTCCGCCGAGTATCCCAGGATAAAGCGATTGCAGCATGTGAGAGCTTGAAACAGACGCTTGAACTGGTTGTCGATATACTGCCGGTTAAAGCAGACAAATTACTTCCGTATGTCGACGCCATCAATCGGGAGATAGCTCTTTTAAAAGGCTGGCGCAAAGCCGACAATAAGCGTAACAAGACACTGAAATAAAAAAATACCGGGTATGTGCTGATAGCGAGCGCCATTTACTTCGCGAATGTCAACGAAAACGGTGAAGCCGATTACAACAACGCGTCGAACGTCAACGGCGTCCGCCCGCTTCTCAAAGTGTCCAGAAGGCTATACGTCGGGACACATAACAGGGAATGAGCATATATCCGTCCGGGAGGTAAATAAACGCCGTGACGTGTCGTATCTACGGATACACGCTATAAGCGCGGCGTACAACTATGTATGAAAAATTAGATGGAGACGCATATATCCGGGCCTGCAAACGCCTAGAAAAGTCGGCAGGATGGAAGTACAGCACCCAACAATACCTGATGAACCGTCTGACGGAGTTGTCGGCGCTCAAGAAGGACGTCGATGCTGGAAGATATGAGCCGCAAAATGGGACATCGTTCCACACAGTCGAGAATGGTCACGAACGCATCATTACGGCCATGAGACCAAGAGACGCCGTGTTCCAGCATGCACTGGCTGATGAAATCATGATACCGACCCTAAAGAAATACCTGATTCATGACAGCGGCGCCAGCCTAAAAGGGAAGGGCATTGCATTTACGCGCCGGCGGTTTGAAGAGCATCTCCGCTGGCACTATCGAAGGTATGGGACTGAAGGCTACATTCTCGTGATTGACTTTAGAAAATACTTCGACAACATCCGACACGATACAGCCTTGCGGCTCATCAGTGAGAAAATCCACGACGAGCGAGTCATGAAGCTCATCAGAAAGATATTTGATTCATACCGCATTGACGTGTCATACAGCGACGACGCTGACATCGGCGACGAAGTATTCGATTCCCTGGCGTACCAGCGAATACCGAAAAGCCTAAAAACCGGTAAGCGGTATATCCGCAAGTCTATCGGTATCGGCTCACAGATTTCGCAGATTGTCGGGATTTTCTACCCCACACGAATCGATACATATTGCAAGACCATCAAGGGCATTCACTGTTATGACGTCTATATGGACGACCGCGTCATCATTCATCCGAGCAAGGAATATTTAAAGGATCTACTGAAAGAAATTGAAGATATTGCCGGGAAGCTGGGAATTTTCATCAACCACAGGAAAACACAGATCGTCAAACTGTCGCATGGCTTTACCTGGCTCAAGACGCGGTACATACTGACGACGTCTGGGAAAATCATCCGGAAAATACCGCGTAAGTCCGTCACACGTGAAAGGCGGACCATGAAACATATGGCTAAGCTTGCCGGGAACCATGAAATTGAGTGGGATGATTTAAAAGAACAATACAGGAGCTGGCGCGGCGATAAGAAACGGTACAATGCATATTACACATTGAAGAATATGGATAAGCTATATAAGGAGCTGATGGAAATGGGAAGAAAAGGGAAAAATGTCAAATATTGAAGTAATCGACGTCCAATGCGAAATCATCCGGCTTCAAGCACTGCTTATCAAGCGGCTGGCATTACAAGCCGGACAGCTGAACGTCGCAGAATGTGAGCTGAAAATGGATATCGATAATTTACGGACAGAAATAGAGGCGCAAAATGAATGAAACCGAATTAATCACACGGCTCGACCGCATCGAGAGCCAGATTACTAATTTGAACCGCGACGTAGTGGCCGCCATTGAATCGGGAAAATCGGCGCATCACCGCATCGACGACCTGAAACACGATATTTGTTGGACTTTAGGGTTTAGCGTCACAGTCGTCGGCATTTTTGCGTCAATCCTGACGTCGTTCCTGCAACACGTATAAGAGGTGGCGCTACACATGGACGGAGTGAGGAAATTTTTAGAAACAATCATCGTAAAGACAAACCGGCTAAAAATCGCACGTGCACCAAAAATCATGGTTTATTGGTTCCTGGTGCACGTACTGCTATGTATTGTCTTGTTTATTGCCGCCTGGGTATATGACTGGATGCAGACCGGCCGTGGAAATCTCCAAGCCATGACGATTTTCATTCAGACGTTGACGTCCGTGTCGTTTATCGCGGCCGTTGGATTTTTCGGCAAAGCCTTAATCGATGATGACGACAACGGTGTCCCGGACGAATGGGAAGGAGAACATAAATGAAATATGGGATTGACGTAAGCTATGCTCAGGAAGATTTTGATTTTAATCAGGCAGTATCCAATGGAAAATCATTTGCGGTCGTAAAAATTGGCGAACATGATTATATGGACGATCTATTTGCTGCCAGTATCACAGGCGGCGGGGCATGGGTACGCAGGTTGCCAACAAGGTAATCAACAGCTGTTACAACACCCCGAGAGGGAGCTACCAGAGAAAGGAAGATGATGCCAAATGAGATGTAACTTTATGTTTATTTTGATGATGATTTGCTTAGCGGTATCTGTTGTTTCGGGTACCATCGCCGTAATCCAGATAGGCGGGATACTGCGGGGGCTTTATTTCCTGTCGTCCATTACGTTTGCGGCTATTTTGATTTATATCCTTACATCGGATATTTGTATTGGCTAGGAGGTTTTAATTATGAGAGTTTATTTGAATCCGGGGCATGACCTCGACTATGATTCCGGCGCGGTTAACGTGAATATGGGCCTGCGCGAATGTGATATCGCCGCAGATGTCGGCGAAAAAGTACAGGGCTATCTCAATGCCGCTGGTGTGGAAACGATGATGCGGCAGTCCGATAATCTCGCTAATGATTCGCAGTATGCAGACCGCCCCATTGCAGTATGTGATGAAGCCAACAGCTGGCCGGCGGATGTGTTCGTATCCATCCACTGCAACGCCGCCAACGGGCAGGCGAGAGGAACAGAGGTTGAATGTTCCGGCGGTCAGGAAAGCACCAAACTGGCCCAGTGCATCCAGTCTCAGATTGTGGATTCTATCGGCACCACAGACCGGGGCGTAAAGACGATGGCCGGACTTATCGTCATCCGCAATACGGATATGCCCGCAGTACTCGTAGAGATGGACTTTATAGATAACGACGACGGAGCGGATTTACTTATCGCTCAGCAGGATGATTTCGCCCGCGCCATTGCTCGCGGCATTACAGATTATTTTCAGTAGGAGGATGATACTAATGGCAGAAGAAGAAAAAACACAAGTACAGCGGGACATCGATAAGCTGGATGCCAAAATCGAAGAACTGCAGCAGGATGGCTCTGATTTATACGCCGCGGCGATTACGGCCCTGACAGATGAACGGGATGAACTGGTGGCTAAAGTCAAAGAAGAATCTGAGGATGCCGCAGATTCGGTACAGGATGCAAACCAGAAATTCCTGGACAAGTATGGGATGTATATCCTGAACGGGGCGGAAGTCGTTGCCCTTGTGGCGATCATTTACAGACTTTTCGTTTTTTAGACAACAAGAGCCGGCATTCCTGCCGACTTTTTTCTATTTAGGAGGCTCATGTGGACAAATTAAAGAATTTTATTGAAACCCACAAAAAAGATATAGCCTATTTGCTCTTTATAGCCATTTTAGCGACCTTGTGTATATACTTTGTAGCGGAACACGTTAAAAGCTCTCAGAATGCCGCTAAGGTGGTAAAATACGAAGATACTACTAATGACGACAAAATTGCAAAGAAATTAGACGTTGATGACAAAACGGCCGGACAAATCGTCGAAAAAATAGAATATATACACGACGGAAAGACAACTCCGGACGTGACGTATTATGTTCAGGCCCCAACTGTTGAAAAGGCGGCCGAACAAACAGCCGATGCGATCAATAACAATGATGAATCGTTGCCGACAGCTGTAACCGAAAAATCAGACCGTACTGTTGTTACAGCAGATACTGAAAATCAGAAAGTTGATGTGTACAAGATTAATTTGCGAAACAATCACAAATTAAAGGCTGGCGTTCTTGCGGTTGATAATAAAGTGTATCCAGGCGTTGGGTATCAAGCCGGTAAATGGGAAGGCGCAGCATATACAAATGGAAAAAGAGTAAAAGCAGCAAGCGCAATGTACACAATAAAAGACTGGTAAATAGAAATACCCCCGCAAGGCTAGTAATACACTAGTTTTTGCGGTGGGTCTTTTTTTTGTACAGAAAAAAGACAAGGCGACAGAATAAAACAACAGCCACAGTGCAGATATTTCGCACCGTGGCTGTTGTCGTCAAAAATACGTCAAAAATTCATGGCATTTTTTGATAATTTTTAGGTAGTATGGTATGATAGATACACTTCAATAAATGTGTATTTTATGCTGATTATAGTAATTTTAGGATTGGAATGGAAATCATGA